AGTGACTAATTGGAGTAACTTGTCTTTTGTCTCTGCCAAATTCTTATCTTCTGTATTGCGCTGTAAACTTTGAGTATTATAAATTTTTTTAATTAATTCTTCACCAGCAGAAAAAACATTACTATCTGAATATTTGGTTGTACTGGCTTCTTTAAAAAATATATTAATTCCCTCTGACCATTCAGTTTTTAACTCTGAGTCATCTACTTGCTCTAATAGATTATTACTAAGAGATTGAAGTTCTTGAAGCTGCGTTTTGACATGAGGTGCTTTCGCATAAATTCTTCCCCAAGTGGCCAAAAAATCAAAAGTTTGTTCGGCAATTAAAGGGGTTCCGTCCGCAAGACTAACTTTAAAAAAAGCGTCGAGGGCAGGGGCAAGAAGCGCAAAAATTGGTAATTCCCAACTATTGACAGAAGCGGTAAGAACAAGTAGGCTGATTCTAGATGGACTATCAGGGGGAATACTATTGCGAGATAAAATTGACGCAATAAATAACCAAACAACCTCATTGTTAATCTCGCTGTCATTCTGTAGAAGCTTACGTCCCAATACCCCTAAGCCGATTTCTGAAGCTTCGATCGATCCCAGTGCCAACAGAGCGGCAAACTCTCTAACTTGACTATCCACCTTTTTCAGATTGCCGAAAGCTCTATCAATTTCTTCTCTAGCTTTATCACTATCGCCAGAGTCTAAAAATTGTTGTACTCTTCTAAGCATCGTTCTACCTCTTAAATATCCGATTTCAATTTATTATATCTTCTTTTCTTTTTTTTCCTCTATACAGTATCAACGGTATCAACAAACCTTGAAACCCAGTCAGGGTAAAGGTTTCGATTGTTAACAACCTTATTGACAATGAAATTACAAAAGAACAGTAGATATACTTAGCATATTTAAATTAAATACTGCTATCTGCTTAGAGGATCGTTGCTAGTGATTCTTTAAAAGGCACTGGATAACTTGAATTTTGAAAGACCCGTATTGTGTAAGCTGTTTGGACTGACCCCCAGTCGGCTATCTGTTGCGACTCTGTGTAAACGACGCTTCGGTTTGACGATACTGACCATTCTCGTTTTATTGTGGACTCGTTGTAAATTCTGACTACATAGCTGTTCAATTCTCCTGCTGCGTAAGCAATATCGATATAGTCGATCCAACGACCATTTAGCCGCGTCCGTCGATACCAAGTAATAATTAAATCGTTGTTATCTTTTTCCCCTCTTACGGCACAAGGGAAAGGCTTCAATCCTTCTAAAGTAATTGTGTGAGCAGTCTCGTCTTCTATATCAGTTTCAAGTAGTCCATTAGGGACTACTTTTAATAAATATTCTCGATTAATATCAGAAAGATTTAAAGGGAGTCGAACTAAATAATTAGTTAGTAGCACAAATTTTTCCCCTATTATATGCTTAGAGATAGCCGGTTCAGTTCCTTTGACTCCACGAATTGTATATGAAATATCAAAGGTTAAGGGATTGTTGGACGCAATAGCAACATTTTTAAACGCTATAATTTCTCCGGTAGAGAACCAACCTAATTGTTTGCCTGATAGAAATGCTTCAAGGGTAACTGGCTCTAATTGCCCTGAATTCATACTTATTCGTATCCAATTTGAATCGTCAATAAAACTAGGAGAAGCGTTGTTAAAATTTGGGGAAAAGCTCAATACAGTACCAGTTACGCTGTTGACAACATTGCCAACAGCAAAATCATAGCTTAATCCGTTGTCATCAGAATAAAATAATGCTCCTTTCCTAAAACTAGAGTTACCTTCAATTGCCACATAAATTCCTATGTCTGTATCTCGGCTATTAACTATTGGGACTTCAATAGGAATAGCGTTAGCGCGTCCGTAGGGACGAGGAATGTTATTGTCTGGCGGAAATTCGTTATCTATAGGAATATCTGGTAAATATCCTACTCCTTGAAATCGAGTAGCTTCAATTTCAATTAAATAATTTACGCCTCTTACTTTTTTTGTGATTTGCATCAATTCCTGATGATAATTGTTATTATCATTAGTAAAAATTACATCCCCAACTTTCAGATTTTCCCATGCTGGCAATAAAAACATTTTTGAAAAAGTTTTTGATTGCGTTTTCCCTAAAAAAAGAATTTTTGAGGCAATATTCATGAAAAACATATCTATATCTATTAGCTTAGTTTGAAAACTAAGCTCGTTTGTGTGAGTATCTGATGGGTCTTTAGCTACTACGGTAATAGTTTCATAATTTTTTAAAACATTTAGCCCAGATACTGTAACGGCACTAGGAGTTTCTCTAAAATGAGTCAGTTTTTTTTCATTAAGGTCAATAGGATTTTCTCCAAATTTTTTAGACCCAAAAGAGCTTTTAGGGATAAAAATAGGATCAGATGATTGTTCTTGTCTTTTAAAAATTATTTTATCTTTTGGCTCCCTTGCGACAATAAAAAAAGCTCTCATAAGTTCTTCCAACTGATCAGCAAAAGATGTCCCATCAAACAATAAATCAAATCCTTGAATTCGGTAATCATTAGGAATGTCAGTCACATCAATTTGATCGTCTGTTCTACTAGCTAATTTACAAATAGTTTTCAAAATATCTTTTATTTTTGGATTGTTTCCACTTTCTCCAATCACTTCAACATCAATAGTAGGAAATCCAGTGCCGTCATAATTAGCAATCGGATAATTATTAAAAAGTAAAAAAGACATTCCAGTAAAAGCAGGTACTGGGTTGGATTCTTTCGATTGAATAACAGAAGATGGTGTAGTTTGATTGCCAGTATAAATAGTTGTATGCTCAATAAATTTTAGGCTTTTTTCGTCGTTAGTTTCGGAATTGTAAACAAGGACGCTGTTCATCCAAACTCGCCTAACAGAGCCAATTTTTCTAGCAATTGGATAAGCGGCTGTCAGAAAATAAGTGTAAACTTCGGTAGTTTGCCCACCACCACCACCTTTTCCCCCTTGTCTTTCGGTCGTGACGACTTCCTTAAGAGGAATTCCCCACATCATAGTTAGCCCTTCTTTCCTCACCCTTCCAAAAGGATAGGATAGGCTTCTGCCGTATTCAGCGTCGGGAACACCAGTATCCTCAATTTTTCCTTTTTGTTGGGTAGGAGGTTTAGGAGCAAATAGAGACAATAATAGGTTAGCCCCGATTCCTATCGCTACGGGAATGAGAAAATTAGCCACGGGTTAAGTAGGTAGAGTGAGTATTTTCTCTATTTTAAGTGGGTTAGGCTGGATTTGCACCAGCGTGGAATTAAATCTACAGATTTACAGTCTGTCACCTTCGGCTACTCGGTCACCAACCCTTGTTTAAATTTATCTTACTATAATTCTTAATGCTTGTCAATCATATTGGTTTTTGATTTTCTTGATTCTTTTGAAATTCTTGCAAATTAAGAAGTTGAAGCATTGCTTCTCCTGCGTCTTTACGCGCCATGCTACAAATCCAGAGTCTTTGTTCATTGCGCTTGATAATGATAATTTCTGTATTAGAAACTAAACAAACTAAATCATTTTTCTGTTTTATTAGTTGATTAATAGCTTCTAATTTTTGCTTTTGTTCTAATTCAGAAACGGGTTGAGGGTTTCCTCCATACTCTTGTGTAGAGAAAATAACGGCTAACATAGGATTTTCTAACCCCAGAAATTGAAGGCGAATAATCTGCCAACTAAATTCACCATCAGGCTCTAATTCTCGATTCCAAATATTTAGAAAGGTTTCTAAATAACCTTCTAATCCTTTTTGAGTTTGACGGTTTTTATTAATATCACTGAAAAGTCCTTGATGCTGTTGAGGATAGTTTTCAACAGGTTTTACTGACTCACTGTCTTGAATAGATCAAGAATGACAAGAATTAAATGGAAACATAAAGGGCATATTGTTTGCTATCAAGATATTAGGAAAGTTTAATAATTTGTTACAGATTAACTATATTAGATTTATTCTCTGTAAAAATTAAGATTACACCAAAAGGAATCTTTCCAAAAATTTATCAATTGTATATTTTTTTCAGCTATTAATTTTCGCCAAAGACGAAAATTCTCAAAAAAATTATACCATCCAAAAGGAACATCTTCTCTAAGGATAGTCCAAATAATAGGTAAATAGCTTTTGATAGTCATGACAGCAATCAAAAGGTAATAGTTTATTTGTTTAGTCTTTTTCGTGTCTTAATAGTCTTGACTTTATTTAAATCCTACCACTTATTTTACATTTAACTTTTCAAAAGTTAATCCTAAACAAACTGCAACCCAAAGCCAAATATACCAAAACCTGAAAAACAACTCTGACCATGTTAGCTGTAAGTTGTTAAGTCTTATGACAGTAAATACACAGGTAAAAATAATTAAATTTACAGCCACTAATAAATAAGGTTTTTTCTGTTTTTTAGACTTCATTTTAGTTTAATCTTTTTAGGTGTTCTATGTTACTTTACTACAATTAAAGTTATTTGTCTATAGTTTTGATAAGAAAATAAATTAAATTTATCTTTTCTGCTGTCAGTGTTTTGATTTTCATTAAAATTTTTACTAATTTATCCTTAAGTTCTTTTTTAGTGGGTTCTGTGTTAGTTGGTTCATAGATGAAAGTTTTGGCACTCCCATCTTGTTCTATTTTAGTCAAAGTGTATTTTTCCATAACCGTTTACAATTCTATTTCATCATTACCAATAAGAAATCCTGATATATCAAAATGATATTCACTGTCACTATTTTGAGGAACTACTATCCCCCCAAATTCTAAGAGTTTATTGTCAAGAAATTGCTTAGATTGTTTTAAAGAAATGTAATTCTCTATAGCAAATTCTTTAGCACTAATCGGTTTTTTGTACCGATATTTGAAGTCTGTATTAAGTTTTCTGTTTTTTGTGTCAGACCATGAGAAATAGTTTATTGTTACTCCTATCAAGAAACCAAGTAATAAAGTTGATAATCCGAAAGCAAAAATTAAAATTTGATAAGTTTCATTGATCATAGTGTCTTCTTTTAGGTGTAGGTTTATCTTAATATATCTAGCCCGCGATTTCTGATTCTTTGAGCAAGGTCTTTATTAAATATTTTTGATTTTTTAATCACAGTAATCTGATTGCTTGGCCAGTATTCTAGCAGAAAATCAACGAGTTCTATTGAAGTTGTGTGTATTCTAGCTTCTTTGCTGTATCCTTTTAGTAATTGGTAAAAAAGAAATAGTCCACTAAGCAGGTCTTTTTCAATTACCCAAAATACTAATCTAATTAATGTATTGCTAAGTCGCCAGTGTTTTAGAAGTTGGCATAGTTTTGTTTCCTCTAATTGCCAGTAACTGAAAAAATCCAAAACATTAGAGATTACTGGGTAGTCGCTTCTATTTACGAAGTCAGATACTAGAGCATCGATTGCTTCTAGAGATTGACACATCCCGATGGATGCAATCGATAATCCCTCTAATTTATATCCTGAGATAATTTGTAGCATGGTTTTAAAGTTTTGTTTTGTTTTCTTGCCTTAGTTTGCCTTGCCTTGTCTTGTATTTGTTTCCTTGCAATCTACTTAACAAGTCAAGCCGATTGTTACTTACTGTTTTCGCAAGATGTTTGACAACGTTGTACTACTCTTGCAATCTACTTAACAAGTCAAGCCGATTGTTACTAACCCGTAACCCCTACGCTTGCAATCTACTTAACAAGTCAAGCCGATTGTTACCGGGGGGGTCGATATCCTCACGGGGGAAGATTCACCTTGCAATCTACTTAACAAGTCAAGCCGATTGTTACTATTAGTAGGGATTAGCTCTAAAAGCTTCTCTTTAACTTGCAATCTACTTAACAAGTCAAGCCGATTGTTACCCAGTCTCCCAGAGTGTTAGCTGCGTATAGCCTGCGTTGACTGTTTGCGCGGGTTGCGAGTGGATCGACCTTTTCCTTGTTTTTTTCTTGGGTGTCACTGGCTCGGAGGTCAAAACCAGTAAGGTTTCGAGGGTTTCTTCGCCGAGTAACAATCGGCTGGACTTGTCAAGTAATTCCTCCTGCGCTGATTTCTTATCGAAATCCTTCAGAGGCTTAACTTCCCCAGTACAAGCCGGGTAGCTTCTTACGAAGGCTGCTTTCCCTAAGATGTTGATTGCGGCGGCCACATCTCTGGGTAAAGTACATCCACACTCTAAACATTTATGGGTGCGGGTTGATAAACTTTTTTTAACACGATTGCCACAGCGAGGACAATCCTGACTGGTGTAAGCTGGTTGAACTTTGATAAACTCTCGGTTGGGAGTTTTCATTTTCGTTTCAAGAAAACCGGTTAATTGTCCTAAACTAGCATCAGCAAAGGATTTATTTAATCCCCCTTTGGCTTTCGCGTTATTGCGTTCGTAGCCTTTACCGTCTTCTCTTTTTTTCGGTTTAGGTCGTCGCATTAAATTCTTTAAGTTGAGGTCTTCTACGGCTACAGCGCCATGATTTTTGACAATATCGGTACTTAGGGCATGATTAAATCCTTTGCGTTGTCTTGCTATTTTTTCGTGAGTTTTAGCAACTTTAGCACGAGTTTTAGCGAGATTTTTGCCGTCTTTATTTTCCCCTGCTTTATACTGTCTAGCGGTTTTTCTTTGCAGTCTTGCTAGTCTTTTTTGCTGTTTTCTATAGTATTTGGGCGGGTCAATTTGTTGGCCGTCGCTGGTACTAATTATATATTCTAGTCCTACGTCAATACCGATTGCTTTATCGGAATCAGGTAGATCATCTACTTCAAATTCACCAAATAGACTTAGATAATATCCCGATGGGTATTTGATAATTGATACGGTAGAGGCTTTTCTGTCACCCCATCGAATGTCTAAAATATTGTTGATAATCTTTAAATCGCCTAATGTTTTACTACAGCTACCTATAGATATTTTATCCCCTTTTCTAACAGCGCAATTGCTGATCTCAGAATAAAGAGATTTAATTTTATCTTCTTTTCTTTTAAATCTAGGAAGTTTCCTGTCTAAATTCTTTTTATCGAGTTTGGTGTAAGCTTTCCAGGAATCAGCAAGCTTTTTTAAAACCCCTTGGACAAAAGCCATAGGGATGTCCTTGCATAGTTCTGGACATTTTTCTTTTGTAATACAGCCACATAACCCAAAATAATTATCAGATTTTAACCGCCGTTGAATAGGGATATGAACAGGATAAGAGTAACCTGCTTTTTGTCTTTTTTCTCTAGCTATCTGTATTTTAACTTTTTGCTTGCCAGTTAAATATTTAGGGGTGTAAAGGGGATTAGGAAGGGATTTACCTTTTTCGTTTTTCAGGGAGTCAATAAATTGAGGTTTTTTAGCTAAACGACGTTTAACCCGTTTAACTGGTTTTCCTGTTATTTGCTCAAGCTCGTCGTAATACTTATTAAGCTGATATTCCATCAGTAGCTCTAGCCCAAAATTCCAGACAGCTTTAAGCTCGTCCATCCAGCGATCAATATAGGTTCGCTGAGTGGCATTAAGGTTAAGTTTTATGTCCGCAATAGTTTTTTTGACTAGCATGGCTTTCATGAATCGACCTTCTTTCATTCTTATTTAAATATACCATAAGCTTTATAGAAATGTCAAGTAAGAAGTCTAAAGATTTTTTGGGATACCAGTTCCCACATCAGAACCTATAGCCCAACCCTTATAAAAGTTAAAGGCAGTAGTATCAATATGAAGGGGAAACCCTAAAGCTTCCCAGTGTTCTAATAGTCTTAGTACATCAACAGTCTGAACCGTGTAATTTAATCCTGTTTCAGTGATGATAAATTTTTCAAAAATCTCTGGGGCAACTAAAACAGAACAATAGTTAGTGTCGTCAAATTTACCAGACTTTTTAGCTAATTCAGAAGTAATTGCGATCAAAATTTCTTTTGTAAGTAATCTTTCTTGCGATATATTGCGACTATCTAAGCTATTCCAAGCGGTAAATTTAACAATATAATCAAATTTTAATTCTGTTTGATCTTTGGCAATTTTTCCAGTTACTCCATAAACAGGAGCATTAAAATTTTGTTGCACTTCTGGAGAACCAGTTACTCCATAAACAGGAGCATTAAAATTTTGTTGCACTTTTGGAGAATTAGACATAACTTGTAGTAAAAAAGATGCTAAACTATATTTGACTAACTTAAATCTACCATAAGCCTACTAGAAATGTCAAATGAAAATAAAGATAAAAATTATTATCCTCTTAACGTCCGTACATCAGAATCAGAAGAGAAAAAGCTAAAAAAATACTGTAAAGCCCGGAAGCGGTCAATAACCGAGGTAGTCCGGGAATTGATTAGAAGTTTACCCGATGACTGATACTCAAGGATGTTATTGGGATAGCTAACATTAAAAGTGCCAGTTCACAGACTGGCACTTTTAACTTTATTCTCCGATTAATAGCTGACGGTTTCTAGCCTTAGAAAAAAGCTGCTTAACTTCCTTGAGGTTTTCGGTGGGGACATAGGATGCTTGATTAACTCGCAACCCCTGACACACTAAATGAGAGCGTCCATTCTTCTCTAACCAACGCTCTAACTCTCTTCCAGACTTGAATCCTAGTTCTTTCCCTAACTCAGCAGTAGAACGACCCTCAAAACTCACGTTTCGTCCGTTTTTACAGATAATTGTCTCGGTGACTTTTTCAACCTTCTCGATCACAATATCTGGACGGCCATCTAACAAGGCTAAAACCTCAGCACCATGTATTAATCGAATTGCGTCACGCCGATCCATATAATAGGTTTTGGCTTTTGTCAGTTCTAACTCAAGTTCTAATTCTCGAATACGTCCACTTTGAGCGGGGATTACTTCTTTAACGATGCGTTCGCATTCAAGAAAATATTTTCGGATCACTTTTCCCTGTTCCGTCCCGGCCATCATGCCCAGTGACTTAAAACAATCGATAGTCAGAAAGATTTGTTCGGTACGAGAAGCCGTCAAACCATTGCTGTGAGCGACACTCATCCATTTGGATAAGTAGTCTGTTCCTGCATCAAAATTGCGAGTTAACTTTTTTCGGCAAGCTTGTTTACTTGAGTATCCCAACCATTGCCAAGCTAACTCAAAATCTACGGGGAATAACTCCCCACTGTCCACTAGAGACTGAGCAATTGATTGAGAAAACGGTACAATATCAATAGCCATATTGGACTCCTATTCAGTTAATGTGGTTAGTCCCCCGGTACTAACGGGGGCATTACTACAATTGTACCATTTCACATAGTTGCTTGACGATTCTAGTCAGTAGGAAGAAATAATCAGGGAAAGAGGATTAAAATAATCCTCTTTCTTTTTTAGTGTCCTATGCTGGCAGTCATTGTTAGATTGTTAATAGATTGTAGATATTGTTATTAACAATAGAACCCTTGATATATATAGCTTCTAGACTTTGTTGATACTGTTAACGCTATTCCCCAATATTATTTTTTTACGCTCTTACTGTTGAGGCTGTCTTTCCTTTTTACCCCATTTTCTTTTTTCCTCTATAAAGCATCAACGGCATCTACAAAGTCCAAAACCGTTACAGGGTAACGGTTTTGGTTGTAGATAGGGTTATTTACAATCTATCAACAATCCAACTTCCCACGGTATGGGTTCTTAGTTACGAGAAAAAAACTCTGGACATCTTTTTTTAGCGTTTTCAAGGATTTTCCTTATTCTTTCGTTGATAAAATAATCACGCCAAATATTAATTGGTTCGTACTGTGACCTCGAACTACTGTTCTGTTCAACGGCATATCTAATCGCTCCCATAGTTTCTCCCAGTGTCAGTCCAGACTTGAGATACTGACAAGTTCTTTTCTCAAGTATCTCTTGAGTTTGAGTATCGAGAGACAGTGCCACGGTAGGCATCATTCCTAAAAACAATAAGCTTAAAGCAATCTTTCTCATCGGGGTTATCGTAATTTTCTATGATTTTACCACTCCTGAAGCAGGTACTCGATAAACCAGTACAGGCGGGTATTCATGAATATAGGTCTTCATCACGCCATTTATTGAGTCAGCATGAATATACTCCCCATCTCCTAAATAGATGCCTACATGACCATCTACCCCTGACTTATGGAACATTAGAACATCACCTTTACACAGATCACCTTCAACCCTATCTAGTAAGCGATCAAGAAATTTGACTAAGAAGTTATTCCGGGGAATCCGTTCGTAGTTTTCAATAATGAAATCATGGGGCAAGAATCCGACTTTAATCCCCACGCCAGCGATAAATCCTACACAATCGGTTCCAATACCTTTGAGGGATTGACCATGAAACCAGGGAGTACCGAGCCATTCAAGAGCTTCGGTAACAATTTGATTACCCAAAGAATCGTTTTTTAGTTCGTTCATTTTGTGTATTTTCCCGTTCTTTTAATTGATTCAAACTATAACCCATATCATTCCGTGATTCTACAGTCACGTTATTGGTGTTATTAATTACCAAAGACTGATTAGAGTTATTGTTATTTGAGGTTGTGGAGTAATTAGGCTTACCCCCGACAAATCCCCCATTAGCATAGTTCTTAATAGGAGCATTATTTCTGTAGTCTAGATAAGCTTCTGTTTCTTTAGGGGTAAGAACCAATTCGCCTTCATTAGCTACGATTAATCGAGGTTTTCGGCCTCCCGACATTGCTCGTTCGCGCTGAAAAGCTGAAATGATATTTTTCTCTATCGGAGCATTGGCATCCCCAACTTTTCCACCATCACTAAATAGGCTGAATCCTGTACCTAGAGAAAAGGCAGAAGCCGGAGCAGAAGCAAAGCTAGAGGCTCCTATACTACCAAGTGACCCAATCGAACCAAGTCCGCCTAGTCCCCCACTAAAAATCCCTGTTATTCCACTAAGTAGCCCGTTAAATAAGCCACCTCCGCCACCTCCCCCAAAAATAGAGGAAAAGATGTTACCTACTGGTTTAAAGATACTGTTTAGGGCATTAGTAAAGAAGTTGCCTACTGGCCCGATGATTGCATTAAATACTGACTCAAATGCCTGAGTTATTGGTTTAGTAAAACCATCGATAGCAGAAGTTAGGGCATCGATAGCAGGCTTGGTAATACCCTCGACAAATTTAGTTGCAATATTTAAGCCAAGACTACTAAAAGCTGATCCTATTCCTTTTCCTTCTCTAATATCAGAGAAAAAGCTTTCAGCTGCGCCACGATTTGGAGAAGCGTCTAACTCCGCTCGTTCTAACCTTAATTCTGCAAGCTTTTCCCATTCTGATCGGATATTGGCCACATATTCAGCGTATTGTGGTAAGTCTTTGTAAGGTTCTAAATAATCCTCTAATTCCTCTTTTTCTTTTTGTAGGCTAATACGTTCAGCAAAGATAGCAGAATCATCAAATAAAGTCGGTCGAGACTGAAATTCTAGTTGCATTCTTTGGACAGTTAAATCATTTAACCGATCACGAATGCTCCTGACTGTATCTCTGGTTTTTCTAAATGATGCTTCTAAGGTAGCTACTCCCTGATTCTTGCCTAATTGTTCAATTGCTTGATCGAGAATTCTTACCCGTTCTTTAGCTAATTCAGCGTTTTTAGCTAAAACCTCGATACTATCTGTCATCTCTTTGACAAATTCAGGGGGAAGAGCTATACCTTTTTCTTGAAATTCTCCTAAGATTTCTTTTATTGCGTCGCTGTATTTTTTTTGAGCGTCAGCATTTAAAAGTAAAGTCCGTCGCTGGTCTTGCAAGGATTCAATTTGAGAGCGATATTGACGAGAAACTTCTGTGGCAGACTTATTAATTTCCTCTTGAACCGTTAAATAGCCTTTAGAATTTATTGTTAAATCGGTAACGCTTTCAGATGCGTCACGAATAGTTCTATTTAAGTTGCGAGCTTCTTCCTCTTGCTGCTGTCTAAATTTTATTGATCTGTCAAGAGCATTGTTTAGATTTTGTTGCTCTTCTAGTCGTCTTAAAAGCTCGTCAGCGTTTTGGTTGGCTGTTTCAGCGTTGCGAATTTGATCAGCGGCCGCATCAAGATTACCCGTAGGAAGATTGGGAACGGGAGGTAAATTAGGACTTTGGAAGTTAATCGGATTGTCTTTAGGAACCGGTGGTAAATCGGCATCCCAGAAGTTATCTTGATTTTGATTAGGTAAAGTTGGTAATTGGGCTATAGGTGGGGGACTACTATATTCTGGACCACCTTTTCCTTCTTCTGTTAAAACACGGGCAGGAGAAGGGTTAGGGGTGGAGTCTTTAATGGATTGGCTAATTGCATTAGTAGCATTAGTTATTATTGTTCGATTATTTAGTTGATTGCCGTTAATGTTTGCATAAGCAGTTACAATATATTCTTTCCCATTAATGTTTACCAGTCCAACGTTACCAATAACTTTAGAGTTATTTCCAATTTTTCCGCCGATTTCATTATTATACTTAAAATTTCTTGTTTGTCTCAGAGATTGTTCAGCTAATTGACTTGCAGGATCTTGATTTTTAATTAAAGACTGCATAGCTAACGTTACGTCTTGTGCTGTTGAAATGTTTGGAGTTCCACTGCCTGGTATATTTAAATACCTAGAAATAGTAGTGTTTTTATAACCTTCTTTTTTGGCTAATTCTGTAGCTCTGGTTAGCCCACCTAGCTGATCAATTAAAACATTAGTTGCCGTATTATCTGACTTTTCTAGCATTAATTGTATTAACTGTTCAACTGTTCTAACTTGATTGGCTTTTAATTGTCCGTGTGGATCAACCAAAGGCAATTTTATAGCGATAGCATCTTTTAAGGAAAGTTTTCCGCTTGTTATTTCTTTGGCAATCAAATCAGCAATAATAACTTTAATTGTACTAGCTGGCGACGCTGGGGGTGTTTGAGCATTTTTAGAATATACAGTTTTTCCGCCAACTTCTTGAACTAAAACAGATTGAATATTTTTTGGTAATCTGTTAGTGATTTGTTGCTGAACTGATGGAGAAGGGTTAGGGGTGGAAGTTGATGGAGTGGGTGAACCACCTTGATTTCTTCTGATTTGTCGAATACGGTTTGATGCTCCGCTGTTAGCAGGATTGCCGTCATATCGCAGTGCGTCTAGTTCGGATTGAGTACGAGGGGCATTTGGTTGGTATTTTCGTAAAGACTGATCGTAAACCTTTAACAGGTCTTCCATCCGTTTCAT